TGGGTAATCCTAGTATGCAGAGTCAAAAGGAACTCTATGATTTCCTTGAGCATGAACATCTGCCTATTACTGAGGATGGTTATTTCTTGGCCTATAAGGCAGTAAGGAGTGATTTTAAGGATAAGTATCGTGGAGTATTTGATAATAGTGTTGGTCGGGTTGTAAAGATGCAACGGGCTAAGGTTGATGATGATCGTGCTAGGGGTTGTTCTGATGGGCTTCATGCTGGTGCATTGAACTATGTTGCTGGTTATGGGTCTGTGGATAATGGTGATCGTATTGTGATCGTCAAGATTAATCCGCGTGATGTTGTTAGTGTTCCTAGTGATTGTAATTGTGAAAAACTTCGCACTTGCCAATACGAAGTTGTTGGAGAGTATCAAGGTGAACTAGTCAAGCCTCTTTATTCGGCTAACTTTTCAGAAGATGAGTATGCTGATTATGAGGATGATGAGGATTATGATCTCGACAGTGAATACTGGGATCAGTTTGACGATGAAGAAGATGAGGATGATGATGACTATGATTACAACTACGGTGGTAATCAGTACCCTGGCTGATTAATGACTCCGTAAAGGAGTCGGAAGAAAATGGGCCGCTGGTGCGGATACTAGTTAAGGGAGTGGTTCGATTCCACTACCATTTTTTAAAGAGGTTTACAATGCACGACCCATATGATGACGAAGATGATGGTTATGATGATGAACATTATGATAAAGACTATAATGATCAATATGATCCATATAAATTCTATTTTCAGTTCGACATGAGTAATACCCCATTGTCAGACTGGATTACTAAAATGATTAATGATATAGTAAATAAAGAAATAGACTTGGACAAGATGATAGTGTTTCCTGTGAATAGTTGGAATCCCAATACTGAGAGCAAGCCAAAACTCCAGTATTTGGGATCCAATTATAATAAAGAGCCTATATGGAAAACTAAATACTTTATATCCAACCCTCTTAATCAAGAATATAAAAAACATTTACAAAGCAATGCAGCACATTTTATTAAACAACCCAATTATTACAAGGGTTTGTTTGATATTTTAAATTAAAAGGAGTTTCTATGTCTGACTCAGAATGGTTTATTGTGCCTGATTTATCAGAGTTTACAGATAAAGCACGATCAATAGTCTATAATAATTTTGGCGTTTGGAACAATAAAACAGATATGGATATCCTTATAGATGATGTGGCTCAAAATGAAAAAGCGGAATTTGATAAAGTATTATCTCATCAAGAGAGTTTAGTAATAGTTAAAGAAAATCTGAAAAGAGAAAGAAATAAGATCACAAAAAAAATTAGATATATTCTAAACGATGATATATTTGCTGAGATAGTATATAAACTTAATGATAGGATGGTAAGTAATATTATTAGTGGTTTGGTTCAAAAGGGTTTAGTAGAAACTGCTTTTGATGAAGAGGCCAACGACTTTGTTTTTTGGGTGAAAAATGATCAAGAAGAAAAAGAAAAACCAGAAACCGATTGAAATAGATGCTCACTTCAAATATCGATGTCCAAAATCAAATTGCGGATTTGATCATTGGCTATCTTTAAAAGAGTGTCAAACAAAAGACTTTAAAATAGTTTGTGATTGTGGGTTTGTATTTAAGCCTAAAAAAATATCTAAGATTAAGATAGTTTATTCAGATATTAAGTTGGCGGACAACAAAGAACAACCCGCCAAGATTATAGAAAAACCTAAAATTCCTGTTGACTTTAAGAACGATTGTGGTAAACTATTGATTAGTTATGGTTTCACAAAAGAAGAAGCGATATCTTTATGTGAAAAAGCTTTTGAGAAAAATCCGGTTAACAGTTCTGGATTATTGATTAAATATATATTACAAAATTTGGAGCAATTAAATGTCAACAATTAAAAGGCCAACATCGTTCGACAACATTATCGGTCAGTCAGATGTTGTTACCAGACTCAAAATCTCTACGCTGGGCTGTAAAAAAACAGGTAGCGTCCTCCCTCATGTTTTAATTGACGGGCCTCCTGGCCTTGGTAAAACAACCATAGCGGGTGCTATAGCCACTGAGATGGACGTTAATCTATATACCGCAAACGCAGCAAATTTGCGTAGTGTTAAAAGTGTTCTGCCTTATCTGCTGCGTATGACAAAAAGATCAGTATTTTTTATAGATGAAATTCATAGGCTACCAAAACTAGTTGAAGAATTTCTCTATCCGGTCATGGAAGATTTTAAAATTAATATTGTTCTTGAAAAAGAGCCAGAAGAAATTGAAATTCCTGCATTTACTTTAGTAGGAGCAACCACTAGCGGAGGTAGTCTTAGTCAGCCGTTTTATGATCGTTTTCAAATCAAAGAACATCTATCTTTCTATACTGATGATGAACTAGCCAAACTAGCAGGATTGAATTCAAGTAGTCTAGGACTAGTCATACCAGAATCAGACCTTTTGGAAATTGCAAAAAGAAGCAAAGGAACACCAAGAATTCTAAATGCTAGACTACAATGGTATAAAAACTATAAGATGTGTAATGAAGCAGAATCTGATGTTCATAATATTTTTCAACTACAAGGAATTGACGAATACGGTCTAGATGTGTATGATAGAATGTATCTAGACATTCTTAAAAATAACAAAGGCAATCCGTTAGGTTTGAAATCCATTAGTTCTCTTACGGGCATAGCGATAGAGACTATTGAAAATAGTATTGAGCCATATTTAGTACGAAAAGGATTTGTACATCGCACCCAAAAAGGAAGAGTCATAGGTCAAATATGTTAAAAACAATATGCTTTACGTTTTGTCTTTTATTATTTTCAACAACTATCATTGCTAATGATGGCTTTATTTTATCCTCTATGGAGGAAACACAAAAACTTTCTAAATTAACAAACAAACCTGCACTAGTAATATTTGGTGCAGACTATTGCAAGTTTTGTCAGATACTTAAACAAGATATCTTGACTAATCAATTAAGTCCAAGCATAAATGAATATATTATATGCTATATTGATGTAAAAGATAATCTTAATCTAAAAAACAAATATAAAATATCTTCTATACCCGACTCTAGAATATTTATTGATAACGAACAAGTGTCTAAAACCACGGGCTATTCAAAAGACACATATAAAAAGTGGTTAAATAATGATCGATAATAATTCTATAATAATATTAGTCATTATTATTTTAATTATTAATTCGTTTTTTATAGGATACTTATTGGGTCGATCTGTCAGTACAAAGGGTGTATCAAATAATAATACCAAATCATTTTTTAAACGAGAACACGAGAAACTAAACACAAATAATCCTATTTCCATAGACGATAAAAAATTCGTTGCTGATATCAAAACAGATGGATTAGAAAAAAAATATGATTCATTAGGAGATATTAAAAAGAGTGAAGAAAATATCTCTAATTCTGTAAACAAACTTAAAAACCTAAAGAGGTAGTACAATGTCAAAAGGCTTAGACGTAGGAACAAGTTACATAGTATTGTCTTCAGAACAAGATGGCAATATAGAGTATAAAGACTTTAGAGATGCTTTCTATATAATTAAACCTACCACTCCCGTAGCAACCAAAATGATCGAAAAAGGTTTAGCTGGAAAAACATTTATCAAAGATAGTGACGGATCGTTTATTATCTTAGGAAAAGACGCTATAGAAAAAGCAGTAGAAAGAAATGATGTTGCAAAAAGACCCATGTATAGGGGTGTTGTCTCAGCAAAAGAAAAAGACGCAAAAAGAGTACTAGCATTTATTTTAAAAGAAGTAGTCGGAACATCCTCAGAGTCAGGAGAAAAACTTGTATTCTGTGTTCCTGCACAACCTGTTGATCAAGAAGACGAAGATTTTGATGTTGGATACCATGAAGATGTTGTTAAAAGTGTTTTAGCAGAATGTGGTTATGATGCTAGAGCAATTAATGAAGCAGAGGCTTTGTGCTACTCAGAATTAGAGGGCGATGATTATACTGGGATAGCAATTAGTTGTGGGGCTGGTATGACAAATGTTTGTGTTATGTTAAACGGTGAGCCAACAGTAGTCTTTAGTACCACAAAGTCAGGCGATTGGATTGATCGTATGAGTGCTGTAGCCACAGGAGAAACGGATAGTGTTGTACAGGCTGAGAAAGAGGGTGGTCAATTTAAAATTGGAGAACCCAACAACAATCCTGTCCTTGCTGCGGTATCTGCATATTATGAAAGACTAATTGATTATACTACAAAACAATTATCCTCAGCATTAACAGGACATAAGTCTTTACCAAAATTTAAAGATCCTCTCAAAATTGTTGTTGCTGGAGGAACCTCTCAAGCACAAGGATATATAGAATTATTCACACAAAAACTAGCAGAAAATAACTTCCCTCTTGTAGTCAAAGAGGTCGTCCACGCTACTGATCCACTTCATGCTGTTTCTAAAGGATGCTTAATAGCGGCCAAAGTATTATAATATAATAATATATTCAGTGTATTTAAATAGGATGTTCAGCCTCTAATAATTACGGAGGATGGTATGCTTAAAAAGATTATATTCTGCATCTTATTTATTAATTTATCAACAATTTTTGCTGGAACAACAGACCCCAATACTCCAGATCAAAAGTATGTGGATTATGCCAAAGACTTTTATTATGTAGGTAAAATATGTGGATCTTATGAAGACGGCACTAGATTTTGTGCATCTGCTGTAGCAATAGATGATCATCATATATTAACTGCTGCTCATGTTGTAAAAAATAGTGTTTCGTGTTCGGTTTCTTTTGATGATAAAAAATATAACATAATTACAATGACTATACATAAAGATTTCAATGAAAATAAATTTGGAACAGCAGATATTGCTATAGGATATTCAGAAAAATCGTTTGACTTAAAGTTTTATCCACAATTATACAATAATAATGATGAAATTGGCAAAGTGTGCTGTATTTCTGGATATGGTTTAACTGGTACATTTAAAACTGGAGCACGCTTATCTGATCAAAAAAAACGAGCAGGATCAAATATCATAGATGATATAGAAGATGATATGCTTATTTGTAGTCCTTCTTATCCTCAAGATTCTAATAGAACTTCATTAGAATTTTTTATAGCTAGTGGAGATAGTGGTGGTGGTCTTTTTATAGATAGTCGTTTGGCCGGAATAAATTCTTGTGTGATGGCTATTGACAGATCGCCCAAAAGCAAATATAATGAACAGTCAGGCCATACTAGGATTCAAAAATTCATCTCTTGGATTGAAGAAAACAAAATTAAAAAACAAAAATGAAAGACTTTGATAGTTTTGATAGAAAATCTTTTCGTAAAGAAAAATTAGATAGCAAAAAAAAAGATAGAAAATTATCTAGCGATTTTAGCGAAGAGCAAAGAATTAAAAGATTAAATAAACAAAATCTAAAGAAAAAAATTCAGGAAATAGCAGAAGAAGAAAAATGGGAAGACTGGGAAAATGAAATACATTGAGGAAATTTATTCTGGAGATTGTTTTGAATTTAAAAATAAACAATATTTATTAACACATGACTTTAAAAAAAATGGTCAAAGATTATGTTATTGTTTATTAGACGGCACAGGAGAATGGTTTGAGCCTTCTGTTATGGTTGAGATATTTCCTATATATGGACTAGACAATAACAATAATACATATCCTATTAAACCAACACCGAAATCGTCAGATGTTATCTAGATTAAAAATATTTGTCTCGTCATTATTCTGGCATATTGCTAGAGGATTGCCAAAAAGTGGAAAACAAAATATCTTAGCAAGATATGACATTTGTAAACAATGTGAATCTTATAATCGTCAATACAAAATTTGTAATGAATGTGGATGTAATATATCTAATAAAAGTATTTTTTTAAATAAATTAGCTTGGGCTGATCAGGAATGTCCTTTAGGAAAATGGGGTAAATATGCAAAAGATAAATAAAAAACATATATTTTATATTAAAGATAATTTATTTGACAATATTATTAATAAAATTCAAACTAGTCAAACTAGTCACACAATTATAGTTCCTCATGTATGTAATAATATTAATCTTTTTGATGCTGGATTTGCTGGTCAGATCTCTATTAGATATCCTGTAGTCAAAGCAAATTTTCACCTTTTAGGTAAGGATGCTAAATTAGGCTATACGCAATTTGTTAAAGCGTACGAAAATACCAAAAAAGAAAGTGAAATTGTTTTTGCTAATATGATTAGCCAAAATGGTACTATCGGAGCTTTAAATAAACGTCCATTAAATTATGCTTTCTTAATGCGTTGTATGCTTGATGTTAAACAATTTATTCAAAATAAAACTAAAGAAGATACAGAACAAATAATAGAAATACATTGTCCAAAATTTGGTAGTGGTTTAGCAGGAGGTCAATGGTCTTTTATTCATCAGCTAATAATAGATATATGGAAAAATATTCCCGTCTATGTTTATGACTATGACAATAGGAATAAAATATAATGCAAGATCTTATGACACAACAAGATATCTATAAGGAATTAGATTTTTGGAAAAATTATATACAGCCATATAAAAATTTTAAACATAAACAATATTATATAGATTTTTTTCCATTTTCAGAAATTACTGGACATTGTTTAGAAATTGGTTGTGGAGGATCTCCCTTTGTTACATATGTGGATAATCCTATATCTAATATAGATTTATCTTTGGTCGATCCTCTAATAAATCAAATAGCAGAACTGCCTAGATATGACTTTTTAAAAAATTATCATATTTTTAATTGTAGTCTACTAAATTTTAGTACATTAGAAACATACGACTATATTATTTGCTTAAATGTTTTAGATCATTTTCCAAAATATCATACTAATTTTATAGATAAAATAAAAAGTCTTTTAAAGCCTCTCGGTAAATTATTTTTATATTATGATATTAGAAAAGAGAATAAAGATGATCACTATAGTATTGATCACAATATAATTTATCAACATATTCATAATAATTTTTCTATAGTTAAAGAATCTTTAGCTATTAATCCAGAACATAAAGATTGGTCTACAGTATATATGGGATACAGAGCTGTTTTAGAAAATAAACTGGACCACAAATGAATTATTTACTCGATTGCGGTACTCATTTTTTTCAGGGATTAAACAAACTAAATGATATCTATAGGTTTGACCATACTTGGCAGATTTATTGTTTTGAGGCTAATCCTATAACATTTATAAAATCAAAAAAATATTATCCATCTTTTCCAAATATAATACATGAAAATTTGGCTGTTTCTATAAACGAAAATGAATGTATAGTAAACTGCGACATAAATAATAATGATGAATGTGGTCAGGGATCAAATATATTAACATCACCACCTAATAAAGATATCGTATACAATCACTTGTTCAATTTTATGCCATATAAAGTGAAAAAATTTGATATCTGTAAATTTTTACAACAACTAAATAACATAGAACAATTAATTATTAAAATTGATATTGAAGGAGAAGAGTTTAATGTAGTCCCACATATTTTAAAACACTTTAATTGTTCACTCATCAATACTATATATATAGAATTTCATGAGAGATTTTTTATAGAAGAAATAGAGACTTATCAAAAATTAAAAATAAAATATAAAGAGTCTTTATCCAAACTTGGTTGCCGCGTGATAGAATGGGAATGAATAATATATGAAACTCTACACTCTATATACCGATTCTCATGCTGTTTTATTAAATAATTTTTTTCTTCCTTCTGTTAAGAAAGTAAAAAACATAGAACTAATTATTGAACATAAACCACAAGACTGTGCATCTGGACAATATATGCAGAATGGTTGGCTGACAACCATGAAACATAAAGTTCAATATCACATAAAAGCCTGTCAAATATATGACGATGAAATATTTATATATTCTGATTGTGATGTTATTTTTTTAAATAAAAATTTAGTACAATCTATAATTGATGAAATGGGAGATTGTGATATAGCTTGCCAAAACGATGTTGCCCTCTACAATAATAGAGATACTTGTTGTGCTGGGTTCTTTGTTTGTAAAACCAATAATAAGACTGTACATCTTTGGCAAAGTATTTTAGAACACATGAATAGTTTACCAACAAATACAAACGAACAAGATCAGTCTTTATTAAATCACTATTTAGATAAAATTGATATTAAATATAAAACATTATCTCATAAATTTTTTACATTAGCAAGACATAAACCAGAACTATGGGATCAAAAAAATAACTACTTCGACTTTACTATACCTGATGATATTATTGCATACCATGCTAATTGGACACATGGCATAGAAAACAAAATTGCTCTTTTAAATTATGTACAATCTAAAATAAAACAATAATTATGAATATATTAATTACAGGACATAAAGGATTCGTTGGAAAATATTTTGTTACAAAATATGCTAATCATAATATTGTAGGAATCGACATCAAAGATGGTAACGATGTTAGAGATTTTTTCAAAAAAGATTTTTCTGCTTTTGATTTGGTTATACATCTTGCGGCTATTGTAGGAGGCAGACAAACTATAGAGGGATCTCCAATATCTGTTGCTATTGACTTATCGATTGATGCTGAGTTTTTTAGTTGGTGCTTAAAGGCTAAACCTAAACATATAATATATTTTTCTTCATCAGCAGCATATCCGATTAAATATCAATATTCTAATTCTAATATTAAGCTATCTGAAGATTTGATAGATTTAGATAATGTAGAATCTCCAGATCTTACTTATGGATGGGCAAAATTAACTGGTGAATATTTAGCTAAATTTGTAAGTCATGAAATTAATACTACAATTTTTCGCCCATTTTCTGGGTATGGTTCTGACCAAGATTTGTCCTACCCTTTTCCTTCTTTTATTAAAAGAGCATATGAAAAACAAAATCCTTTCGAGATATGGGGTGACGGAACACAAGTTAGAGATTTTATACATATTCAAGACATTGTGGATGCTGTTGATGTGTGTGTTCAAAATAAAATTACCGGCACTTATAATCTTGGATCTGGCATACCTACTTCTTTTAATGATTTAGCAAATCAACTATGTGATATAGTTGGTTACCAGCCCTATATCCTGCATAAACCATCTGCTCCTACTGGTGTAATGTATAGGGTTTGTGATCCAACTAAAATGCTAAATTTTTATAAGCCAAAAATTACTTTAGAACAAGGTATTAATTTAGCTTTAAATTCTATATGAGAGTAGCCCATCGTCTAGCAAAGAAATGTCAATCTGATAATTTGATTAATTTATCCGTTTCTTTTACAAATGCAGACATTTTAAATGATCATATTATTGATGTATTTATCAATAAAAATATAAACATTACAGATAAAAGCATATTGGTTTTGTCTTTAGTTAATAATTGTGGGAATAGTATATACTATATCGATAAATTTATTCAAGAACTATCAGAAGTATTTAATAATATTAAATTTTGTTTTTTTTCTAATAACAATAAAGACCCAACACATAAAATCTTAGATAATTTAGAACAAGCTTATAAAAATAATGTTTATATTATAAGACATAAAGATGAACCTATCTCTATTGTAGATAGAATTTATAAATTTGCAGAATATCGTAATATTAATTTTATAGAAGCAATTAATAAGTTTGGTACAGATTTTGATTATTTAATAGTTTTTGATTCTGATTTATCTGATAGTATTCCGATTCAACCTATAGTTGATAGTCTAAAAATAGAAAACATAGATTGGTCTTGTATAACTGGGAACCATTGTTATAAAAATTCTTCCTATTATTATGACGATCTAGCATTAAGATTTATTAATGATCCTATCAATATAAGAGACAAATATAAAAATTTTGATATTTTTTATGGAAAATCTGAATACTGGCTAGATAATTTATATCTAATGAACAATTGGATTAAAGTTAAATCTGCTTTTGGTGGTCTTAGTATTTATAAAATGCCAGAAGTTTTAGATATTTTTCATACCCATCATCATTTATATGATATGGAAAACCTACCAGAATATACTGCTGAGCATATAGCTCTAAATCTTAAACTTACCAAAGATATTTTAATTAATCCTAATATCAAATATACCAATACTGTTAACAT